GCAACTCCGCCTTTATCCCTTCCAATACTTGTTCTGCATCCAACATACTTCGCTTAACAACCTTACGTTCTTTATACAAGGCATCGACAATGCCGGGAATGAATCCCATCTTCGATTTACTGAATAATTGGCCTACCGCTGACATAGAATGTTCAGTTGGATTCATAGCCCCATCCAAGATTGTATCCGGTGTTATATTCGGCACGCGATCATTGATAATTGTATCTGGACTCATATTAAACTGCATAATTTCGTGAGGATATAGTGAGTCAAAGTCAAACGACATCACCCATTTATATCGCCCAGGAATCGGCTCTTTAACATGTCCACCACCCAATTCAGGACGGTCATGTGAACTGGTCATTGGAACCGCAACCTTCTGTTCTGCCAATACACGATAAATGTAAGCATCCCAAACAGCTACAGTACCAAGAGTTGCATCATAAGATGATCCAGCCTTATATGCTACTGTCATTGCCAAATTCAACAGGCCAATGGCTTTCTCCATTTCCCGAACCAAGTACACGTCTTTCACGTTATATACGATAAAGTTCTGAGGATCATTATGCATGAAGTTATACAGATTATCATGTTCTTCTGCATACTCTTCCTTCTTAGATCCAAGAACTACTTCAGCAATGAAATCAAGTCTATACGATTCTTGCGGACCATATGTATAGCCAAACTTCTTAAAGACATCAAGATAATCCATAATTGAAATACCTTGAATCTCATATGCCATTTCCTCGCCATGCGTTGTCCTAACATCACGGCGATTGACGTGACCAAACGGAGATAATTTCTTGGTAAATGACTCACCAATAACACCGGTAATACGATTGATCATATAAGTCATATCAAATAACTTAACGTTCCAACCAGTAATCACGTCAGGAGTATTAACTGGATGCGACCACCATTGAACAAAGGCCATGAGTAATTTGGCTTCTGAATCGTATTGAGTATATTCTACGTCAGAACCATCCAACCAATCCTTATCCACTTTCCAAGAATCAAACGGCACAGTACCCCAGCCATAATACTTGTCTGATTGGTTATTCTGTAGGATGATTGATACGATAGGCCATTCAGCAAGTTCGGGCCTTGGGAATCCATCATTAGACGGAGTCTCAATATCAAGATATGCAACATTGATTTGTGTATCGTCAAATTCCAATTCTTCATTTCCATAACGATCGGAAATGTATTGTGTGACGAAATTATTTTGGCCATGGACTTGAATTCCGGAGACCATAGAATAAGAATCTACGAACTTTTTAACTTCGCCCATTTCATCAAATTCAATTGGTTCAACTGGATTGCCATGAATTGTAGACCAGCCAGATACAGAATTTGTATTGGCCTTATTCTCAAGAAACATGGTCGGTCGATACGCCACTTTTTCGGTGTACCGATGACCATTTTTAACACCACGTACTAGTAGCTTATTACCGCGTCTTGATACGTTAGTATAAAAATCCATAATGCATATTCCTTCTCAATTTTGTATAATATATTATAACACGGAATTGCTTAAATATCAAGGATAATTTTACTTTCCTTTGCGTATATGGCTGCTGGATCAAACGAACTTTTTACAGTTTCAGGAAATACCTGACCATGTAATTGTGCCAGACCATCAATTGGCTCTAATACAAACAACACGTCAGAATTCTTAACTGGGAGAGATCCGCCCTTCCGATGGATAGTTGAATATGCCATAAACTTCTGCACAACCAATTTACCTTCTGGACTCATAAACATTACGCCTACGTTCTCAAGATACATATGATCCTGATCTTTTGGCGCGTCTTTCTTCACATTTGCAATAAGCTCTTCACCCGAACTAAGTCGGATTATATAGATTGGACTTGACATTATTTACTCTCCTGTATGATGTTGGCCGATATTGTATTTTGGACACAATATCCATTCACTTTTCTCTTTAAAAGAGATCACTTTGATCTGTCTTAGTGGCGATTTATCCTTTACCTGTTCAGCATTCACAATGCCAATCAGACCCCAATCACTTAACAACTGTGTGATTGTATTACGTCTACCCACATCATCTTCTGTAAGATTTGAGGGCTTGCCGTCCAACATAAACAGCTCTTTGAAATGAACGATGAAGTATCGTCCCTGCTTATGCAGAATATGACATGACTGAAATATCTTCTTCTCTTTACGTGAAGACACTCCAATTCTTGTCAAAGTTTCCTTTACCTTCAGAAAATCATCAGGCTCATTAAGTGTGATCTCAACCATATGCATGGGAGTCCACGACACGATTTTACTTTCTTGTTTTTCCACCTTTGCCCACCTTATCTATCAATTCACTTAGTTGATCATCATTAAGCACATTTAGAGCGATTCTGGCTTTCTCATTTGAAAATCCATAATACTCTTTCACTGCCTCAATGTCCTTTGGTAAGGAAACTTTGCCCCATTTACTGAAGCGTTTTCTCTTACTTACTATATTTAGCAGGAATTCAAATTGCATTTTATTGTCGATATGATGGTGAATGTTCATGGTATTTGCCAACAAAACAGTATCCTGAAAATATGACAATGACCGGTTAACCATGAAAGCGTTATATGATTTCTCATCTGCTGGAGTTACCATAATATCTTTCTTGGTTGTATTGATCGCATTTACAAAATCGAATGGATTCATTATTTCCACTCCACGCCCGACATCAACTCTGTAAGGCATGCCACTGTATTTAATTCTACATCCGCTACAAACGCTGCCTTATATTGATATTCAGCCAATATAAGAACAATGGTGGGTGTAGAATTTGGGACAGCATATAATGACATATTATCGAAGATTTTACGATATAATGCTTCAGCGCCCATATCAGCATTCTCTGATACCCAAGATCTCATTGCTTTGAAGTTCTTTTCCTTTAGATACTTGATTAGCTTAGAAACCGAATCATCTGATAAGTCATGAAGAATGCCCTTATCAATAATGCCTGAAGCCGAATAACGCTGTAGTTCATTGATCACACGTCTCCAATCAGGAATATATCGTGTAATTAATTCTGCAACAACCTTATCATCCTCAATAGTTACATTCTCATTTTCAAGAATAAACTTAATTCGTCTGAAGATTTGAGTGGCCAAAGCAGGTCGGTCAGCCTTGGTAATGTTGAAATCGAAGACAGCACAACGACTATGCAACTCAGGAATAATTCGATCCTTATAGTTACATGTCAAAATGAATCGACAATTCTTATGAAATTCTTCCATGAAAGCGCGCAAAGCTGGTTGAGTTGATTGAGCATTTAGATAATCTGCTTCATCAATGATGACCACTTTAATGCCACCCGACAATGAAACGGTAGAGGCAAAATGTTTAATCTTCGTTCTCAATACATCAATACCCGATTCTTCAGATCCGTTGATAAACAGATAATCCATTTTCAAGGCCTTGCAGATGATCTTGGCAACAGTAGTTTTGCCAATACCACCAGTTCCGGTGAATAACATATTTTGAATGTTGTTTGAATTAATAGCCTGTTTAAATTGATCTTTTAAGGCGGCAGGTAATACTACATCGTCAATTACTAAAGGTCGGTACGTTTCAGTCCACAGCATCATTTATATCCCATAATTTAAAGAAAGAAAATCGGCCCGGAGGCCGACAGATCACATACCAAAGATGGTTTCGTATACTGCTTCTACATCTTCCATTGCTTGGGATTGTTCAACAAGGTTTTGCTTATGCCAAGCGTTGGCTACTTTACGAACGTATGACTTCGGCAATGAGAATTTTTCTTCGACAGATTCCAATACATTTTTAATGTGATCGCGTTCTGCTTCGATTCGGGTGAGTGCTGCATCAATCTCCATGACTGCTTCTTTGATAGATTTACGATCGGCTGGAGATGAGGGTAAGATTACATTAGACATTATATATTCCTTTCATTATATTAAGGTGTTGGGGTCTTTCGACCCCGTTTTATTACTCTGGTGCATCTTCCGGTACTGATTCAGGTGGCCGTGCCGCATTCAAGAATACTTCAAGCTTGCCGCGCACAATCGCAATGGTTGCGAGTTCAGGACCGCGCCAAGCACCACGCTCAGTTCCCAAGTCAATCAGATTAAAACATACATTCAAATCTTCAAGTGAGAGTTGAGGTGCTTCTTCAAGTACATCTTCAAAATCGCCTTCAGCTGCTTCTACTGCTTCTTTCATTTTAATATCTTCTACCATGATTATTTCTCC